TAGATACACATAAATTTGAACAATTCATATGAATAAACAAAACAAAGCAATGATGGCTGAACTGTACAAAAACTACATTTCACTACGCTATCCATCAGTACCCGAAAACGCACTACCAAGCGCAAAGTATAACGACACATCAGCAAACAGCCTAACGAAGTGCGTGATTGACTTTCTGAATATGTCAGGACACCAAGCAGAACGAATTAATACAATGGGGCGATACGTTGACAATCGTAAGCAATTTACAGATATAGTTGGTCGTACTCGAACCATAGGGAGTGGGAAGTACATCAAAGGGACTGGAACGAAAGGAAGTAGTGACATTTCGTGCACTGTATTTGGAAGAAGTATCAAGGCAGAGGTGAAATGGGGCAACGACCGACAATCAGAAGCACAAAAACGATACCAAGAACAAATCGAAAACGCAGGAGGTATCTATATAATCGTTAAAGACTTCGACAGCTTTATAGAGTGGTACGAAGCATTTAGGGATGAGGTTAAACAAGTAAACAAATAAAAACAAAATAACATGAGTGAGTTAAAAATCAAAGGAAAGGTTAAGGTAATCAATCCAACACAGGTAGTATCTGAGAAATTCAAAAAACGTGAGTTCGTTATCACAACCGAGGGCGAATACGGTCAAGATATACTGTTTCAACTAACAAACGACAAGGTGGATTGGCTTAACGATATTCAAATCGGTGGAGATGTTGAGGTGCTATTCAATGTCAGAGGTCGAGAATGGCAAAGCCCACAAGGCGAAGTGAAGTATTTTACAACCCTTGAAGCGTGGAGGATCAACAAGATGAATGAGTTCACTACTCCAGCACCTGACAAAATGCCTTGGGAATGAAGTGGCGAGTAGAACAACGAAACGGATACTACTTCGTATCTAAACGCTTCCTATGGTGGTGGCGTGTACACGTATGGACTTTCACATTAAAACAAGCGTATGAATATATTAACGAACAAGACAAGAAGACGTCATCACGTTTCCGAAATCGTAAGGAAACACCAACGACGTGAAATGGAGCATATATGGGCTAGATTTCGTAAGCGGATAGCAAAGTTTTCAACAAAACAATACGAAATTGAATAATAATACATATCTTCGTATTTCCATTGTATTTATCGGCTTAGATTACGGCACTCCCCATCTTTTTAGGTGGGGTTTGTTTTAATACACCTCTCATGCCTATCAACGATGCACACTTGAGAGGTTTTTTTATTCAAATAATTTTATTATATTTGCATAGTTTTTAGATTAGATGTGTTCATATTTTAGATTTGTAAAAGAGTGATAGTTTGTTCTATCACTTTTTTTTTGTATATTTGCGACATGGGAACAATTTTGTTTATTATAGCTTCTAGCGCACTTTCTGCATTCGTAACGTATAGTTATACTAAAATGCGTAGAATACACCTTAAAAACGCATTCAACGAATACTATTCGATTAAAGAAAAAGAATGTAAAATGTACGCTGAAAAAATTAAACACCTTGAAGAATTGGTACAATCATCAAACCAACTACTAAAGGTAAAGTCAGATAAAATACAAAAACTAAACGAAAAATGAAAATAGCATTGTATTTTTTGATATTGGCTGGTGTGCTTAAATTAGTTTCAATCATTCACACAAATGTAACGAAACACAAACAACAAGCACAAACAGAAGAAGTGAACGAAACGGATACTACAAACGTAAACTTATAGTCATGGGAGCAGGTGCGCCAAAAGGAAATAAGAACGCTGAAACATGGACTTTTGAAGAAGCTACTGATTTATTCAATAGATGCCTTGCAACAGCTAAGGACAAATCATTGGATTGTAACGACTTCATAGGTGAAGTAGCACAAGAAAATAATACAACTTTAAGTGCATTAGATTACTTAAAGAATAAATACCCTGAATTAGAAAGTATTTATACCGATATAAAACAGTCATGTGAAGCAAATTGTTTTAGAAACGGTAAAAAGGGTGCTATCGTTCCAAGCCTTGCTATTATGAACTTAAAGAGCAATCACGGTTGGACTGATAGGGTAGAAACTCAAAACAATAACTTCAACACAAACACCGAAGTAACACCGATTCAATTTACAAGTGCAGTCAATAAAGATAAATGAAAAGTTTAAGCCTTTATTTGAACAAAAAGAGGGTGTACGCTATTACATTTTAACTGGAGGTCGTGGATCATCAAAATCTTTCTCAGTTAATACCGTAGCGTGTCTTTCATCATTGAACAAAAATAGAAAAATACTTTTTACTCGTTATACTCTTACTTCGGCTCACATTTCAATTATTCCCGAATTTATCGAGAAAATAGAACTACTTAATCTAACACATAGATTCAAGGTTAATCAAACTGAAATCATGTCGGATGTTGGGGGCTCTATTCTATTCCGTGGTATCAAAACCTCATCAGGAACACAAACGGCAAACTTGAAATCGTTGTCAGGTGTTAATATGTGGATTTTAGATGAAGCTGAAGAGTTGCACGATGAAAAGACATTTGATAAAATAGACCTATCAATCAGGGATGTGAACGTGCAAAATATTGTAGTTCTCATACTCAATCCAACACTAAAAGAGCATTGGATTTACAAACGTTTCTTTGAAGATGCAGGAGTCCAAGAGGGACATAATGGAATAGTAGGTAATACTTGCTACATACATACGACTTACTTAGATAATTACGACAACCTTTCTGAATCATTTTTAGAGTCAGTAGAAAAGATAAAACTAAACAATCCAACAAAATATCACAATGAAATATTAGGCGGTTGGCTTGATGCTTACGAGGGTGTTTTATTCGCAAAAGACACGCTAAGATTATTTACAGATTACGACAAAGAAAAAGTTGAGCATTACTTGGCTTATGTCGATGTTGCAACGAGTAAAGGGAATGACTTTCATTGTTGTGTTATGGGTGCTATAATTGATAAAAAACTCTACATTGTTGATGCTGTGTTTACGCAAGAGGGTGTTGATGTGAATGTTCAGAAAACAGCGCAACTACTGAACAAGTATAAGCCTGAATTTTGCAGAGTTGAAACCAATGGAGGTGGCTCACTATATCCCAACTTACTTACACCATTAATCGAATCAACACAGATTTTAAGTGTACACAATACAAAGAATAAACATACTCGAATATTCCAAGGGAGCGGATGGATAAAGGACAATTGTATGTTTAAGTCAAACGCACCAGTAGAAAGTGAGTATCATAAAATGTTCAGACAGTTCACGACCTACTTAATGGATGGTAAATCGCCACATGATGATGCACCCGATGCTATACATGGTTTATCAGTTATGGCACAAAGATTTTACCCTGAAAGTTTTTAGATTAAAATATTTTGCTATATTTGCAAAAGCAGACATACGTTTATTTATTTAAGTTAGATTAGAGAAGAGCACCTTTCGGGGTGCTTTTTCTATTTAAATCCAGTTACCTTTTTGGCTTCGGTTGAAGTAAATCCATTCTCAACTAAAATGCGATATGCTTCAGCTCTATTTTTTAGTATTTCAGTTTTTTCTTTTTCGTTTTTCTGCAATGCTTCTACGTGTGAATAATCCAAGCACAACCACTCGTTATTTACATCCATTCCGAAGTATTGACTTAACTTATAAGTGAAATCATCAGCGTATGGAATGATAGCATCTTGGTATGCCATGCGTTTACCCTCTAATAAGTTGGCAAATGTTGCGCCTTTATCCATTGCAAACAAATACTCATTCATCCCGTAAGCATCTATGATTTTCTTATGATCCGCTGTAATTTCTTCAAACAACATCAAATCCTTTGTAGGGTAGTTAAATGGAGTCCATTTCAAAGCACTAGATGTAACAATAACTTTCGATTGATTTTCTCCAATTCCATAATCCTTAGCGTATTGTTGTTCAATCTTTTGTTTTTCATCCTTACTTAATGGGATTCCACCGTCACCATCACGTGCTTCATTGGAAATCATACCAACAGCACCACGCTCCATAATCAACACGTTTCTATAACCGTAAGCCCCTCGAATGTTTGATATTGGCATTTGTAGCGAGTGCAACGGACTCAAACCGATTATAGGATTGTCAGGATTCGACAACCTAGAGTGCATAATTTCATCAGGCTTAAATGTTTCAGTTGAACCATCTTTATTTTCAAGTATGTACGATTCAATGATGTCTTTAAGTTTAGACTGTTTCCATATTTTACCCGTTGGTTTTACTTTCATATCTCCAGCAGGCAGGTTGTACAATACCTTTGGAGTATCCATTGAGTAACCACGTAGCCCGAAAACGAAAGAGTTACCGAATAGACACGTGTAAATCATTTCTTCAATTAACCACTCGTTGCGCCCTTGTAATGGGTTTGGATTCTCTAGCAACTTAACAAATGGACTATTTGGCACTTCTTCGGGCTTATCGCCTTTCATCCTGTAATGCTTAAACACTCCATTGCTGTACATATATGCCTTTTTCATTATGACATCGTACAATTCAGGGGTTGTCTTGAATAAATGTTCTTCATGCCCATTTATCGAAACATATTGTTCTTGTTTCCCTTGAATTACTTGATTAAAGTACGTTATTGGTGTTTGTGTGAAGTTGTCTTTACCTCGATACCATCCGAAATAATTTAACACGTTGCTCAATGGTCTAAAATCCATTTTTGTTATTTTTTTAATGATTTATTGCAAATTTATGTTTTTTTTGTTTACATTTGTGATATTTTTAACAAATTCATGAAAAATCAACAAGTAAAAATTGATGTTGATACGGTAAAGAAGCTCAAAGAAGCTAAAGAAAAGACCGTAAAGAATGGTAAAATAGTGAAAAAATGACTATTGAAGAATTAGTAAAAAATAAATCTGAGTTGATTTCTTTGAAAAAAGGAACAATTAAGATTGCAGATATTTGTGAGATTTCTAACAAGGAACAAGCACATAAAGCCCTATCTACTACTTACAATGATGACTTGAATAGTGGTGTGATTAAACGTGATATTGTAGCGAATACTTATTATTGGATGGATAGTCACAATGATGTTCATGTAGGTAACACATTCAAAAATTCAATTTCTCAAAAGTCAGCAGATAAAATATTTCACTTACACGATCATGAGCATAAAATTACGGCTAAGGTTGGTAAGTTTTCTGACATTTACGAAAAGCAAGTAAACTGGAATGATTTAGGAGTTAGCAAGTCAGGACAAACAACTGTTTTAATCGGTTCAAGTAACATTGAAAAAGAACTAAACGAACAAGTGTTTAAAATGTACTTAAATAACGAAGTAGACCAGCATAGCGTTGGAATGCAGTACGTTAAAATCGGACTAGCTGTAAATGATGAAGACTACAAAGAAGAAAAAGCACTTTGGGACATGTATTACCCTATGCTTGGTAATCCACAAAGAGCGGATGAAAAGGGCTATTTTTGGGTAGTAAGTGAAGCTAAATTGATTGAAATATCAGCGGTATTAATGGGAAGTAATCCATTAACTCCAACGATTGAAAATATTGATGCCGTCAAAGACACATCAACACCTGACCCGTCAACAGACAGTCAAGAACAAGCAAAAAAACAATTTTTTATTAACCTTTTAAAGTAAAAACAAATGAACTTTGAAAAATTTTTAGAGCAAAAGGGAATGACCATGGAGCAGTTCAAAACTAAATCTGCTGAGGACATGGCAAACCTTTACAATGAGTTCAACGCTGAACAAAGAAAAGCGATTGACGAAATGATTGCAAACAAAGCATCGAAAGAAGATGTTGAAAAATCAATCGAAAATTTACGTGACTACCAAATGAAGCAAATGGAGCAGTTAAACTCTGCAATTAGCGAAGTTGGTTTAGCTGTAAAATCAATGACTGAAAAAGCAAAAGAAAACGGTCAATTGAACGATTTGCGTTCAGGATTGGAAGCGCACAAAGAAGATTTGAGTAAATTAGCAGTTGATAAAAACGCTGGTTTCTCATTCGTAGTTAAAACGGTTGGAACAATGTTAGAATCTACTAACATTTCAGGCGGTAACGTACCAGTTGAGCAAAGAATCCCTGGTCTTAACGTAATCGCTACACGTGTTCCTCGTTTGTTAGATTTATTCGCTAGAGGTCGTGCAACATCAAACAAAATTTCTTGGGTTTACCAAGCTAATCGTGATGGGTCTGCAGGTGGTACATTAGAGGGTAACACTAAAAATCAAATCGACTTTGATTTAGTAGTTGGTTCGGAAGATGTAGTTAAACGTACTGCATTCATTAAAGTATCTACTGAAATGTTATCTGACATCGACTTCATCGAAACTGAAATCAGAAACGAATTAGTAAGATTGTTATTGAAAGATGCTGAAACTACTGCTTACTCTGGTAACGGTACTGCTCCAGCATTGCGTGGTATTAGAACTGTTGCACCCGCATTCTCTGCTGGAACATTCGCAAATACAGTTTATAACGCTAATGAATTAGATGTATTGGTTATTGCAATGAATCAAATTAAGATTGCAGAGCAAGGAATGCCAAACTACATCTTAA